ACTGTTAATGCTGTATGTTGAATATCAGCTAATTCACGAATATTATCGCCAATGGCAATTGGTTTATTCTTAGAATAATAGAAACCATCAACGTCAAAGACTTCTTTGCCTTTTACATTAACGATAGTATTATCTGGAAAATCACCAAATGCTTTTGTATTATATTCATCTGTTAAATAAAATACACCTTCACGACCAATACGCAAGTTTACTTTAATTTTAGAGGAGGCTTTATTATCTGCATTTCTCCAGTGAGCCGTATAAATACCTGTGTCATGCGGAATAAATTGTTCACCTTCTGCTTCATATAAAGTAATGCCATAATAAAGGTCAGCGGCATCAATATCGTAATTAGTAACTAAAGCATTTTGTCTTGAGTCTTGACCTTGTTTAGTATACTCTAATGCTTTATTCATATTATGAACATCTAATGTAGCCATTTTATTAGTCGCAATAAAAGTTACATCATAATAGTTTTTATCATCAGCTTGTGTTAATGCTTCGATAATCATTACATAACGAACTTTAGTATTGCTTGTATCAGAATTATCATATTCTTTTAATAATGGATAATTAGATGGATTTGCTTGAGCAGTAAATGTAGACAAACCATTTAGGCCATTTAATGCTTGTACACCATTACGAGTGTTCGCATCAATTTCGCCATATGGGTCAAACATTTTAAATTCAGCTAAGTGCATATCTTTAGATGCATCTACATTTAATGGATATGATTCAGCTACTAATAAGCCATCATCTTTAGCTTGAATTGGGTTTTTAAAATGAGTTAAATTCTTTTCATTAATTACGTAGCATTTTAAAGGACCTGGTTGACCAAACTTCTTAACTTTAATCATGATGTTACCAAGATAATTTCTTTGATAAGAAGTAGGAATACGGAATGTAGTGCCAACGCCTTTGCCTACGGAATTAATTTTTCTTACAATCCAATGTGTATCATCATCAGTTGAAGTATGATATGTTTTTTGTCCTGGATGTGTTGCAATAATTTCACCCATAACAAAAGCACCGTCTACTACAGAACCATAAGAGCGATAAATATCTACCTCATCTTTAAGTACTCTGAAATCTACTGCTGGAGTAAAGATAATAGTTTTACCATCTTTAGATGCTTCCACTACTTGTACTTGTCTAACTTTATTTTCTACTTTAGAGTGAAGAACGATGTGGTCATCTTTTTTGAATAATTTCCAGTCATCTTCAGATACTATAATAGAAGTTTTTGTCATTGGTTCTTTTGAATCTTCTACAGATGTAGCAACTACATCTTTTTCGTGACGAGGCATTTGACGACGGAATGGGTCATAAAAGCCTTCGTATGTTGCATAGTTTTTGCCTAATCCTGCGGATGCAATTTCAGCACGAAGTTCGTATACTTCAGATTTTAATGCGGCAATCGCTGCATTGTATGCATTACGCATAGCTTCTGTATCACTATTTAATAATGCACCTTTGACAGCCGGGAAGAAATAACTTTCCGGCTTGCCGTTTAGGTTAAGTGCATTTTTTACGGTTTCTCTATCTTCAGGAGAAACAGCTATAGCAATTTTTTCAGAAGGAACGCCGCCGACATGAGTTGTGTCATTTGCCGATTCAGTATTATAAATAAAACCTTTGACGTGCAAATATTCTTCAATGTCATGCATATTTAGCATTGAAATACCGACTTTAGTAAATCGTTCTGCCACTTATTCGTTTCTCCATTCTAAAATAATTTTCTTAGGTTTTGGGGTATAAGGTTTACCACCATTATTTTTCTTGTATGCTTCTGCTGCTTGCGGATTAGCATTTAAATAATCATTTAATGGGTCAGAGATAATTTCTTCAATATGGTATGGAGAATTAATTGTAATTTTTCCACGATATACATCTTTAGTATATGTAAAAGTAGAGGAATCATTATCTCGTAGTCCAAGGAATAATCCGTCAAGATATATCAGAATTTCATCGTTTGTTTCTAAGATAGCTGGGTCTAATTGATTAGCAGCTACATCAATTGAGAAACCGTCATTAGTAGGAGGAACTTCTATATAAGATTCTACTTTATCTAAATCTTGTTTAACCTCAATTAAAATTTTATCTGTTTCAGAATGTTCCATTATGCGTAAGGAACCATCAACATGATACATCGCTTCACCAAGTTCGTTACGAATAACTTCGTAAGGGAATGTATCCTTGCCGCCAACTACTTTTGTAAGTGAAGAGTTAAAAGAAATTGTGTAGTTGTCAACAATTGTGAATGAGCTTTGTGGTTGTCTTACGCCATCTATATAAACTGACACTCGACCAGGATATAATGAAATTCTATCATCTGGATTTGTATCAGGAACATCGGTCCTGTAAGTCTTATAGACATTAATAGTATTAGGGACGATATATTTTTCATCGAGAATAATACGTTTGCAATAAGACTCACTTGGAGCATCAAGAGTTTCTATTACATAAGTAACCATGGCGGGAGCTTTGACAGGAGATGGTAAACTAAAGCCTAATCCATCTTGGTTTTCATTAACGTAATATTGTCTGATGCCATCTATGTAAACAGAAAGTAAGCCATAATTAGGCTCAAACTTATCTGGAATTTTAAAACGACGATTGTCTGTAGTAAATTTATTTTGGCCACCATCTAAATATATATTTTTAATAATTAATGGTTGACCAGCAAAAGCTGTATATTTAAAGGCATAGATATCTAGCCTATCGGAAAATTCATCAAATTGAATATTATATTCTGCTAACTTATCATTATTTAATAAAACTGAAGTTCTAGCATTTTGATAAGAATGACAGAAGCATTCTAATTCTTTAACGACTTGTTTATAGTAAGTATTTGTTGGGTCACATTTAATCCATTTAGATGTATCTTCACCATGTTCATTTTCAGATGTAATCCAAATCCAATAATCACCAACTACGTTACCATTGACAACATCAGTAATGAAGAATTTAATTTCGTTAGTGTTGCCTTTAATGTCTTCTGGTTTACCATGTTGATAAATAGAAGTTTCATTATTTAATAAATAGCCATTAAGATATACTAATGTTTCATTAAATTTACCAGTAATCATAGCTGGTAATGCATTAGCATCACTAAAGAATCGATTATACCTATCTTTTAATAATGTATAGGTTTGACCTTCATGAATGCCATTAATAGTTAAAGTGCCAGCATTTTGATTGCGGACAATATCTTCTTCTTTAACTAAAATGCCATCAATGAAAGCAATAATTCTATCTGTTGGTTTTACATCAACATTATCAAATACAATCGTATTATCAGATGGAACATGTCCTGTGCCGTTTTTAACTCGCATCGTAAAGGCAGGGTCTGTTTCTTCGCCTTGTAATTCGGCAACGGCCCATACAGTATTGCGAGGGCAATCAGGAACTGTATATCGTTTATTATCTTCGAATACTAAACCATCTTGATTAGTAATGACTTGCCCACCAATAAATAAAAGGGGGTCTTTATAATATTCTCTGGATAAATTAATATGACCTCTTTGATTGATATCTACATCATATACATAACCAAATTCACGAATAATAGAATGGAATCCAGTTAATTCCATACCTTGCGTACTATCTTGAATAGTAATAATTTTTGTTTGGTCATCTTCTGTATAGGCATCATCTTCTAAATTATAGCCATTAATAAATACATTATGAGGAGCTGCAAAATTAGGAACATAATAGGATGTTTCTTTTTTACCGTTCCATACATGATTTAATTGACCAGTTGTTTTAAAAGAACCAAATTCAAAAGATACGATAAGAACATAATCAAAGTTTTGTGAATAACCATGATTTAAGAAAACACCATCTCTAGTTTTTGTGTAGCCACCATCGCCGAGAATTTTTTCTGGCAATAATAATTCACCAAGAGGAGAGTCTCCCTTAAAACCATATAATTCAAAGTTTTGTTCATCGAATTTAATTTTCGTTGAATTTTGTCCATCTCTATCAACTTTAACTAACCGCTTTTTAATATTACGTAAGCGATTAGAATTAACATGAATAAGAGAAGGACGTTGTTCATAGATTTTACTTTTTGGATATTGAATACAAACATTAGATACTGTTTGATAAGTAAAGTCTAATTTTCTATCTAAAAATACACGGTCAATATTAATATTAGGTACTAAAAATTGACTGAGTTTTGTGTAATCCTCATCGGTACTTTTAAAGATATGACTAGCAAATGTCTCTGGCACATTACCATCAATAGAACATACTCCATCTTGGCAAGTATGACAGATACCATTGTCCATGCCATTATTTACTTTTCCAACGTCCCATTTATGACCGTCACCATCAAATTCGGAGCCGGCTGGAACATCGACTTTATTTTGCTTATCTTCTTCGAGTTGTGTTTCGAAGTCGTTAGCGTTGTAGTCCTTAATTACACTATTGCCAATAACATTTAATGGAGAAATTAATTTATGATTTTCGAACGCAGACATATCGAATTGTGAGCCATCTTGCACTAATGACCGAATTGGTTTCCACGTTGAACCATCAAAGTACATTAAAATATCATTATTAATCCATAACTGTCCAAGTACTGGATTAGAGCTAGGATTAATATTTGTAATTTGGTCTGTGATTTGGAATTTCTCTGAGAATAGATTTTCCCAAACACCAGTATTTTTATGATATCGTTTTAACGCATTTTCTTTTAAATTTAACCACAAAGCGCCATTAACTTTAGCGACAGGAGTACCTTCTTGTTCGGTTGGCGTATCTAATAAATGACGAATGGCTTCGTAATTTTTAGACAAATCTTCATTGTAAAATAATTCAGATTGCCTACCTTTATTGAACTTCCTATTGTAAGGTAATGCCAAAAAGTACACCTACTTTCTTTATGTTAAAACACTAGGAAATGTTTGTTCGTTATATATATTACTACGGAACATAAAATAATCCTAGTCTTGTTCAAATAAAACTAGGATTATTTTTAAATTTCTTTTCTTTTTCTTCCGAGGCGGTAAAAACTTTTATGACCAACAATAAATACTCTGTATTCTTTAATATTATTACAAATATCTTTTGGTAAATAATCATAAGTACAGTAGGTACTATGTTGCCAAATTGGTTCGCCCTCCCAATGATATTCATCAAAAGTGGGCCATTCTTTTAAATTTTTTAAATAAGAATAAGCAAGAGAGTTAATATATTGTTCTCTGAGTAGCTGAATTTTATCATGGTATTCTTTTGGATAAATTAAAAATCCTAACCGAATACCAGGAGCATATACTTTACTAAATGAACCTACTACAAAATTATGCTCTGACTCTTCTAGCATAGATTCTAAATCTAATGTGTAACAGTAATCAATAATTTTAGTAGCTTTTGTATTTATATTGCCATGTTCAAATAAATTATTTTGTTTGTGCGTACAATATACTAAATCGCCTTTTGGTTTTTCTTGGCAAATAATTTTATTGTTAATAAAATCAAAAGAAAATGTATTATGGTTAATTTCTAATGCTTCTGCAATAACAGATGGCATTGTCCATGATGGATATTCCACAGAAAATAATGTAGGCTTAAAAGCTTGTAGTGCAATTCTAACTGCTGTTTCTGTACCAGATGTTAAGATAAAATTATCATGTCCTATAAATTCTTTGAATTTACTATATGCTTGTTTCATATCTGGATATTCATAGTAATTTCTATCTATGATTTGTACACCAGTTAGTGGTTCATTTTGTTTAGAAAAATAACCGTCGTGCTTTTTCACATATGTATTTCTTTGCATATTTTAATTTCCAAAATCTTACGAATTGCTTTCCATATGTATGACTAGCATCATTACAAGAAGAGCATGGATATTCACATCCGATTCGTTCATCTAATAACATAATCATTCGTAAGTTTTCTAGTCGCTCCTTCCATTGTATCCATAATTTAGAACTGGTTTCTTCTATATTTATTTTACCATATGGATTTGTTCCATACCAGTCATTATTACAAATTAATAGAGAGCCATCTGTATCTATAGAAGTAGTATAAAATGGTTTGCTACAACATTGACATGGAATTTCTTCAGTGCCGACATTAATATTTTTAGAGCGAGAATTTAATAATTGGATATTTTCTTTTTCGTAGAAACGTCTGAATTCTTTATATTTAATATCTTTATAGATTTCTTTATTTCGTCTAGTGTCTTCAATCGTATATTCAGAGAAAATAAATAATACACCTTTGACTTTGCGATTAATTTCTTTAATTACTTTTTCATTGTCCCCATTAGTTACGATTTGTATTTTAGCTGATGGACAATACATACGAATGATTTGACACATATATAGGAGTTGTTCATTTTCTGTTGGTTCTCCCATACCATTAAAGGCAAAAATACCTTTAAAGTTTTTTCTATATGCCTCTACTGCTATTCGAGAAACAATTCGATAATCCATAAATGCAGGTTTTGTTTCTAACACTTCTTTATTTTTATGTTTGTTAGATTGTGGACAAAACATACAAAAACGTTTACAGATTCTTGATGCACAGAAATTAATTTGCATTAAAGATGTGTCTTTATTGAGAGAGGATATAGATGCCAAATAGCTTTTTATCTGCTGCATTTTATGCTTAATTATGGTAGACATATTATAATCCTATTTGTTTTTAATACATTCTTTACATATATCAGGAACTTGATTTGATAAATGTTGTTGTAATAATTCTTGTTTATTTACAACCTTCATATCTTTAATATTACCTAGAATATGTTTATCTGTGTGACCATAACAACAAGTTCTAATATTTAAATCCACATCTATATATAATCCTTTAAATAGTGACCAGCAAGGGATTTGATTTACTTTTGATTCTGTTTCACCAACTACGCCACCTAATCCACTGTCATTATATCCGCCTTGTGTTTGAAGTGGAATATAGTAATGAAAAATAGTTGGGAACAAATAATTCATGGTTTTATTATGAGATTCTTTATTATATTTTGTTTCATCAATGACAGTAGATAAGGCAAATTCTGTATTATGTTTTTTACACTCTTTAGCGAATATATTTATATTGTCTATAATTTTTGTAATCGGAATATAATTAGTGCCTGTGATTTCATTGATGTCATTAGAGCCATCTAGTAAATAATTAAAAGAAACTTTTAAAGAATCAATATAAGGAATTGCTTTTTTAACAGACTCAAGACAAGTACCATTCGTAGTTAAATACGTAAAATAACCAAGTTCTTTTAGTTGTTTATAATAATCTGCGAGTTTGGGATGCAACCCAGATTCACCCATGTAGAATAATCCGACTTCTTTTAAATCTGGATATAGTTTTAAATATTCTAATACTTGATTAAAGTCTTTGTCTGGCATAAATGTTTGTCGTTCATTTTTTGCTATCATTTCTTTTTGGTAGCAAAAATGACATTTAAAAGTGCAGACACCTGTGATTTCAATTTTAGCTGTCGTAATTTTTGTATCCAAACTTAAATTGGTATTATCTGAAATTAATTGAACTCTATCTTGAACTGTCATTAATATACTTTTCCTTAAAATAATCAAAAAATTGTTTACCGTATAATTTACCGTTAGCGTTACATTCTCTACATAATGGAACCATGCTGCGTCCACAAAATGCCATATCACGTTTTGTTAAAAAATTAATATGATTCCAAATGTCCCAAATGTTATGAGTTAATATATTGCCACATGGATGTTCTCCATACCAGTCATTATCACACAATAAAATATCACCATTCACATCAATAGTCATTTTAAAGAATGGGATATAGCAAGCATCTAGCATATGACTATAGTCTTTTTTTGTTTTGACATTGCCCGCTCTATTATTGAGTGCATTATAATTTTCTTTTTTATAGATTTGTTTTTGTCTAATATTTGGAATGCCTTCGAAGATAACATTATGAAAGTCTGTTTCCATTTTAGAATATTCAGAAATCGTAAATGATACTTTAGGAAATTCTTTTGCAATTTGCTTAATAACTCTAAAGTTATCTCCGTTAGATATAATATTAATATTAGCAGTAGGACAAGCCTCAATAGCTCTTTTAATTATAATATTAATGGCTGGATGATATGTTGGTTCTCCAAAGCCACTAAAAGAAAAAGTGCCATCAAAATTATGTTCTTTACATTCTTGTAAAATTCTATCAATGATATCCAAAGAAATAATCGTACCTTTTTCTATATTAGTTTGTTTAATTTTTTCTGTATTTGAATTAGGACAAAATGGACATGCTCGTTCACAATGTCTTGATAACGAAATATTAATTTGTGCTAACGAATTAATATTATTTAATTTATAATCATGTTTAATCAAATATTGTTCTAATTGATTAATTCTATTGTTTATGTTATTCACGTAATGTACCCTCCAATACATATTATTATATGAAAAAAAGAGAGCATTGTCTATGCTCTCTTATAGTTCTTGAGTTCTAATTTTATGGGCAAATTGTTTATAATATGGACATCCTTTAGACCAATCTTCTTTCCAGCAGGACTTTTCGCATACATCAAAAAATTCGCAGGTTAAACAAGTTGCATGAACTCTACATAATTTTCTTTTATTGAAAGTTTCTTCATACGTATCTGTTATAATATTGGCAAAGCCGTTATATTCACAGAATTGACTACAGGTTGTGATATTACCAGATGGATGTATTGTCAATGAGGTAGAAGAACAATCAGGTGTATCTTTATATTCTTCTATGTATTGTGTGTTTATTATATTTTCTACACAGCAATTAACAATAGAATGTTTAGATAACTTATAGAATATTTCCATAAATTCTTCTTGCCGTTGACTAGAAGGTTGATGATTAGATGCATCCTCGCCATTATCTATAATTTTAGAAAAGAATACTTCATCAAAATATAACATCTCTAATAGTCTTAATAACTTCTTTTCTATGTTAGGCTTAGCTAATAATTCTTTAGTCATACAAATATTAAGTCTGCGAGTAGCAGTCGTATATTTAGCAATGCGTTTTACATTTCGCATCCAAGTTAATAATTGTTTAATAGAACCAAAACGCACGCCAATATCAAAGCTGGTTGTAATGATATCCATTTGTCGTAACACAGCAATATCTAATACTGTTAATGGTTTTACCAGATTAGTCGTAATTCTCCAAAAGCAATCTTGCCTTTTTTTAGTGAGTTGATACATAGCATCTAAGTCACCAAGTAAAGGTTCGCCTCCGAAAAAAGCAACATTCGCATGTTTAGGTAACCATGTTTCTAGTAATTCAAATGGATATGAAATCGCTTTTCCATTTTTATTAGCTGCGTCTAAACAATGCGTGCAAGATAAATTGCACGCATTAGTAGTTTTAATTAATATTTCCATATATTATCTATGATGGCAAGAAGCATGACAACTAGAATGACATAATTTTGTAGTCAATTCTACTTGAGGTAACTGTTCCCATCTTTCATAAAATTTTAATAATAATTTTTTAAGTTGGTCTGCATTAGTTGGTTGACCTTGTAATGCAATAAATTCATGCTCTAAATCATTTACGTAATTATTGATGCGGTATTCATCGTTAAGACGAGCGTATTGTGTTTCATCACCTAATACTTTTACCTTGCCGTTATCATCAAATTCTTCACGAACATGAACCCGACGAATAGATGACCAATAATATGCAATACGTTTTACTTTATTATATACATCAACTGAATCCATTTTATCGCCAGGTCTAATATCTATTGCAGAAGATAATTGTGGTAAGTTAGAATTAATACCAAAAGCTCTACGAATATCACGTTCAAATTGATTTAATTGGTCACTGTTTTTTAAATCACCAAAAGGCACGTTATCTGAATGCCAAACAACTTTGCCTTTAATTTTATTTGTAATTTCAGTATTAACAAAATCTAATACTTCATTAATACGAGTGGGATAATTTGCTGCAAAAGCCATTTAAAATTCTCCGTTCTTTACTTTATTAAAAGTTTGTTTGGGGAATTTACATGCCCCATAGAAAGTTTCGCAATCGCCACCGCAGTACTCAAACAAATCACAAGCAAAACATTCTGGATTTCTTTTTTCTTTATTTTCGCTAATGCAAGAATTGGGACAAGCAATAGTAGACCCATCTGCATTAATCGTAATTAAAGATTTTGAACATTCTGTATTATATACATTTATATTATATATAATAGCTTCTTTCATTCTTTGATATAATACATTTTTTTCTTTAGGCAATAATGCAAACATATCTGTTAGATATTTATCTGCCCAAGAATAGATAGTTAGTTCATCATCTTGAATATCAGGAATAGACACGCGCTCTATATCTACATAAGCTGGATTTAATTCTTCAATAATTTTTATTAATTCTGCTGGTTTTTGTTTCATTTGTTCAACAGATAATGTAATAACGAGCGTATAATCTTTTAGTAATTTTACTTGTCGTTTAAATATTTCAAAGTCTTTAGGATTATAAAATCTATCGACACTATAAGAAGTGGCAACATTTCCTGGTCCTAATTTTTCGAGTACTTTAGATTGCTGTTCACCTATACCTATTACCATATTTGAAGTCATAGAATATTCTTTATCAGGATATTTTTCCATAACTTTAAGTATAAGGTCTGGGTTTAATAATGGCTCACCACCATGAAAAATAATATAATCTGGGTTATATGTATCAATAGCTTGGTATGCAATATCTTCTGTCATGTATATAGGTTTTTTAGGTACATAACAAAAGGGACATTTCATATTGCAATTTTCCGTTACTTTTAGATACATCACTTGTTTTTTAGTCATATATGATACGATAACCTCTTTGTTGCAACATGCGTGCTAACCTTGTATTAAACTTATAATAATTTAATTCGTTATATCCAAATGTGCAATCTGGATTATTAATATATTCTTCGATAGACATATCAAACAAATCTGTGTTATATCCACGTTGTTTAAACGTAGTATATACTTTATGATAACAGTTTGTATTAAATAATTGTTGAGCTGTCATATTATCTGCCTTTAAAAAATTAAAGCTATCAGAAATAATACCGAATTCTTCATATTCTTTACGTTGATATTTTTTAATTTCAGTGACGATATCACAGACTCTAAAATAATGAAATTTATCTCGTGCCCATTTTTCATCTATGCAGTTAATTGCAAATTCAGCTGGGAACCAAGAGGGACGTCTATCAACAGAAGAATAGTCTGGAGCTATTCCATATTCATCTTTTGACATAGGAGATATAATTGTATCTGGGAAGCCATACATATCTTCTGCATGATGCAAAGAAAAAATATTGTAGTTAATAATTTCTCTATATTCTTGATAGGTTAATCCAAGAAGATGACAATAAGCTTTCATAAATACATTAAAGTCTTTAATAGGATATACTTTATATTGTCTTGTCCCCGTATCTGATAAATTTTTAAGATATTCTTCGAAGTCAACATTAATTTTTAATCCATTATGCCAATCTTCTTCTTCATGTAATTCAAAAAACTCTGGAGTGATGTAAGAAAATTTTGATGGATATTCAGTGATAAATGTTTTATGCATTATATTAATGAACATTTTTGAAGTCCTCTTGCATATTACGAACGGCTACACCTACTGGATTTTTTTCGTTTAC